CTTCAAAAAGCGCTAGCTGGTGATAAACTTACAAGTCTTAGATCATTAGAACCTACCTTACCTCTACCTTGATTAGTGAATGGCTTTCCAGCCATCATTGGATCAAAAGATAGAGCCGCTTTAAGAGCGGGAGTAAGATCGGTGATAGGGTTTTGGTCAAGTTTGTTTTCTCTCTATAGAGTGTTAAAAAACACCTTATAGATTGAAACCAAAAAATGCTCAAAAATACTTATCTTCTAATGTAAGCCCTCGACTTAGATACGCCGTAGGACAACCTATGGGTGCCTATTCTTCCTGAGCGATGTTAGCATTAACCCACTACTGAATACTTCAGTTCGCTTCGGCCTCTCTATCCTTACAAGGATGAGAAGTTAGATACGAAATATTGGGCGATGATCTGGTAATATTTGACGCTATATTAGCCGAAAAATATTCACAGGCCTGCCGAATATTAGGGGTAGAAATAAACCTGACAAAAAGTATCACGTCTCCGGACAAACCCATTTTTGAGTTTGCCAAAAGAACGTGTTGGGGGGACATAGATATGTCTCCTATCTCTTTTAGAACTTTATTAGCGACTTCTTTAGCTGACATGACAGGTAATTACCTATCATGATCTGCTAGAGGGCTGCTTAATAAAGCAGGGGTTCTACATGCTGCCATTTCAAAATTTGGTACTCCTAAACTAAGAATTAGTCTAGGCTTACCGATGCTCGCCATTCTTGGGGCTCTAACAAATAAGTTAGTGCCGCACCGATGGTTAGTGGAAGCTTTGGTAGATCCATCAATTAGACCTTTTCAATTTGAAAAGGCGAAATTTAATGTACCTATGTCAGCTCTAAGTAGATTATTGATTTCTTGTTCGAAATCAATAACGAGCGGTTGACCGTTAGATCAACGATTTTATCCGTTTTTACAACGAATGAAGCGGGTGTTCCCCGCCGAAGCAATGTTGTTTGATTTAAAAAATCAATTAATTGATGATTTATCTCAACACATTACCCGACTGGGAAACGACTGGAACAGATTGATTTTTGATCTGGCGAAAAGCCAGTTCACATCAAATGCTCCGTCTGTAATGACACCGGCC